CAACGTCAAAGATGCTCAGAAACTACTGAAAATTACTTTAGATGCTGCGGCAGGTTCAGGTCGTAGCCAAGAAAGAATTGCTAAAGCTGTTGGTCAAGCCTATACAGGTAACACTAAAGCTCTGCAAAAGATGTTTCCTGAACTAAGAAAGTCTAAAGATGTTTTAGGTGACTTCGCTAAAACTTATGAAGGTTTGGCTGTGGCTAATGCAGATCCTTTTATGAAGTTCAACAACAGTATGGACATTTTGAAAGAGAAACTTGGTGTCATTGTTTTGCCTTTGATTATTGATGCTATTGACACTATTTCTAAGCCTGGCGGTTTGATTGAAGTTGTGGGTAAGTTTTTTGAAGATGTTGCTAATCCTAAAACTGATGCAGGTAAAACTTTCTTAGAAATCAAAGATGCTGTAGGTCAAGTCATTGAGTCTGTAAAAACTTTCTTCGGTTATTTTGGTGATGGTGATGCTGTAAAGGGTTTTACTAACATTGCTAAAGCTCTAATCGATATGCTTCCTGCGTTGCTTGCACTAAAGGCAATCATGACACTGGCTTCGGCAGGTAAGGCTATACAGTCTTTAGTTACAGCTATGACTCTTATTCAAGGTAAAAGTATTACTGGAGATGTTTTAGGTGGTGGCAAAAAAGGCGGCCCCAAGTTGCTTGGAACAGGAGCATTACTTGGCTTGGGTCTAGTTCTTTCTACTTCTGGCGATAGCATGCAAACAGATCCTAGAGATTTGTCTAATTTTGACCCTAAAACAGGCGGCCCACTTTCAGGCATACCTAAGACCCCAAGTTTTATAAAGAATACGCCTAATTCAACAGTGAATAATAATGTGACTATTAATGTTCAAGGAGCTGATCCGAAGGCTACTGTTGATGCTTTAGGTAAGTATGTGAAACAGAATGGTGGTTTGCCTTTTAATCTTGCAACTCAAGGTAAGAAGTAATAACAAATGCCTTTGCCTACATACGTTGTTGAACTAAGTTTTGGTAGCAGTGGTTTCATTGATGTTACACAGTATGTTCAAAATGTTTCTATCAGTCGTGGGATAAACCGTAATCTTGATGACTTTAGTGCAGGTTCAGTAAACGTAACTTTTGTAAATAACAATCGTGTCTTTGACCCTTTAAACACTTCAAGCCCTTTATGGTATTCGGCTGGGGGTTACACTATCGTGCAACCTGCAGGGCGTATTCGTATTTCTAGCAACGGTGTTAGACGGTTTACAGGGTTTGTTCAAGACTGGGATTTCAGTTACGATGATGCTGGCTTTGATGCTACAGCTACAGTCACAGCGTTGGACATGATGTATCGGGTCAGTAATGCTTCTTTTACTGGTGGTACTGCTTGGAAGGTGCAAGACACTGGTGAGCGTATAAAGACTGTAATGAATTACAACAATTTTGGGGCTAGTGAGTATGCTGGCGTTTTTGGTCAACAGACACTTGTTGGCTATGACATCAATCAGCCTGGCGATAATGTTTTGTCTTATTTGCAGAATGTGGCTAGAAGTGAACCTGCAGACTTTTATAGCAACGCTTCGGCTGTAATGCAGCTAAAGGATCGTAGTTTTACAAACTATCGGTTTACAAGTTCTAACAGATACAACTATGTAGCCTATCCTTCTACAGCAACAGTTTTAGATAATCTTGAGATTACTGTAGGTGAAAATAGAACTGGTTGGGAATTGCTGGGTACTCAGGCTACTGCAACGCCAAGCCTTTACAACGGTTTTGTTTTTAGAGGTGGAACGGTTGTTGATCCTTTTGTTCCGTCAGATAGTTATGTCGGATTTACTTATTTGGATTACAACCCTAGTCGTTACGCTGATTCGGGGACTGCCTACACTTTTGCAGGTAATTTGCGTGGCGTGGTAGGAACCTTTGACATCGGTTTGTTTACTTTAGATTTGACTGGTCAAGCTCAAGTTTTTGGTTCAACAACTTTAGTTTCTGCTTCTAGTACAGCTTGGAATAGTTTTCAACTTTCTGTGACTGATTCTAATCCTGTTGGCGGTGTTCGAGCTGTAGCAACTATTAGTGGTGGCACGACTTTTAACGTTCAAGGTGACGGTTTTATTATTGAACCTGCAGGCACAAGTGTCAACTATTTTGACGGTGGCTATAATCCGTATGCAGGTTTAGAGTCTGCTAGCACTGCTTATGAAATTGCTTGGGCTGGTTTGGCTTATGAAAGTCAGTCAGGTTTGTTGACTAGCGTTGCCACAGCTGTTTCTGCCCCTGCTCTAGTAACTTTTGCAGACACAAATAGTCAAGGCACAGCCTACGGTAATGGTACAGGTATTCCTTTTACAGAATTACAAGTTGTTTACGCTTCAGAGCAACTTTACAATCAAGTGCAGGTTGTGGGTGTCAACGCTACAGCAATTGTTGAAGATACTGCTAGTCAGTCGCTTTATGGTTTGCGTGGTTATGGTCAGACCGATAATTTGACTACTTCTACCACTAAGCCTGCCCAGATTGCTTCAGCGTTTCTAGGTGAGTTTAGGCTGCCTGAATATAGGGCACAAGCGTTGACTGTGGCGTTAGAGTCTTTGACTACAGTTCAACAAACAGCGGTATTAGGCATTGAGATTCGTGACGTGGTTAGGGTTTGTTTTCAACCTTCAGCTCAGGGTGGTGTTGTAGATAAGTTTTATCAAGTTCTAGGGGTGAACGCTAACATTGATGTTGAGCGTGATGCTGTAACGCTAAATCTTGCTTCTTTAGATAATTTGCCTTTCCGTCTTGATTCACCTTATCTCGGTGTCTTAGACACAGGTATTTTGGCATAGTAAAATAAGGGTTTAGGAGAAAATTTATGTCTGCAACTAAAGTGTTTACTATTGGTGAAGTTTTGACTGCCAGTGATCTAAACAGCAACTTTTCTAAACTACCTTTTGCTACTTCAGCGTTCACTTACACTCAGGTTGCTACTGTTGCCCCAAACATTACTGCTACCGCTGTTGCTGTCGTCTTCCCTGCTTCAAGATTTAGCGTAGCTCCCATAGTCACTGTTTCAACTAACGATCAATATTTGACTGCTTTCGTGTCCGCTATAAGTGCAGGTACAGCAACCATCAACGTAAGGAATAATGGTTCAAGTACGTCAGCAGCTAGTGCGATTGTTACAGGTTTTGCAGTTCAAATGACTTCTGGCACAGCTGCAGGATAAGGGGAATGATTATGTTGACATGTAAGACAGAAAACTGCCCTATGGGTGATGAAAAGCACACGCCACATCCTGACGGTATTCCTGTTATTTGCTGTTTCTGTTCACAGGAGCTAACTGCAGATGAGTGAGCAACAGAAGCCTACTAATCAGACTTTGTTGTTGCAGATTGTTCGTGACATCGAGATTTTGAAGGCACAAAGTATCCAGATTTTAGATGCTTCCAGAGATCATGAAACAAGGATTAGAGAGCTTGAAAAGCAGATAAACCGTAACGCATGGATTCCTGCACTTGTTACAGCTGTTATCACTTCAGGCGTTATTTTGATTGTTACGAAAGGTTTGGGGCTATAAATGATTACTCCAGGTGCGTTTGATATAACTTGTTTTCAAGGTGCAGACTTTGACCAGCGGTTTGTTGTAAGTCAGGGTGGGACTGCTTTGAACTGGACAGGCTTTACTGCTCGCATGCAGGTTCGTGAAGCCGCAGACTCAACAGCCACACTTCTATCTTTGTCAACAGGTGGTTCAGGTATTGTTTTGGGTGGTACTGCAGGCACAATAGATTTGACTATAACAAATGCTCAATCAGCTGCAGTAAGTGCAGGCAGTTTTGCTTATGATCTGGAACTTCAGGCTGGAGATGGTCAGGTTACAAGACTTTTGCAGGGTTCTTTCAATGTTGTAGGGAATGTGACTAGATGACAACAAACATAACGACAACAACTGAAACAACTACTGTCGTTGTTGAAGAAAACATTGTCCGCATTGAACTCAATAATGTGGGTGTTCAGGGTACGCCAGGGCTTTCAGGTGTTGTTGCTGTAACGTCTCCGATAACTAATTCTGGTAGTGCAGGTTCAGCGATTGTAGGTATCAATCAGGCGTTACTGAGTATCACTAAAAGTCAGGTTTCAGACTTTACTTCAGGTACGGTCACAAGTGCTTCAACAGCTCAACAATCGGGTACTGCAGTTTATTCTGTCAATTCTGGTACTGCTGTTTATGCGACTAATGCAGGTACAGCAACTTATGCTAACGCTGCAGAACAAACAGTTTACCTAGTAAGAAATAACACAGGTACAACAATTTTGAAGGGAACTCTTTTAGCTGCTTCAGGGGCTGAACCTTCAGGGCGTATAGATGTTGAACCTTTTGTTGTAACAGGTTTGCAAGACTCTGAACTGCGTGTTATGGGTGTAGCAACAGCCAATATCAGTAATGGTGTCAATGGTACTGTTATGAGCTTTGGAACGCTTGTAGGGGTTGACACTAGGGGCAACGTTGCTTCTGCTTTGGCTGTAGGTGACGAAACTTGGGCTGAAGGTGACATTCTGTTCGCTCACCCTACTGTGCCAGGAAAACTAACTAACGTCAGGCCACAACATGATTTGGATGTCGCTTTTATTACTGTTAGACACGCATCCACTGGACAGATTGCGATTCGTATTGTGCCAGGTAACTTCCATCTTGAATGGTTGCATGATGTGTCTATCACTTCGCCTACAAATAATCAGGTTTTGACTTATGATTCTGCTTCTAGTCTTTGGGTGAACGCTAATAATGCTGCTAGTGGTGTTACAAGCATTACTGCTACTGCTCCTTTGACTGGTGGGACTATTACTAGCACAGGCAGTATTGGTTTAGATCAGACAGCGTTAAGCATTACACGCTCACAAGTTTCAGACTTTAGTTCAGGCACAGTAGCTAGTTCAGGTACAGCTCAACAATCAGGTACTGCAGTTTATGCAACAACTTCAGGAACAGCAGTATTTGCCACGACATCAGGTACAGCAGTATTTGCAACAAATTCAGGTACTGCAGTAAACATTTCAGGCACAGTCACACAAGCACAAGTCACAAATCTAACAACAGATCTAGCGAACAGAGCAGTCCTAAACACTGCAAACACTTTCACTGTCGGTGGACATAGCATCACAAACGATGCAACAGGAACAGTGCCTTTATTTATCAGAGCTTTTACAGGTCAAACTGCAAACCTTATTGAATGGCAAAACTCTGGTGGAACCGTTTTAAGTCGTGTCAGCTCATCAGGCCAAATAGTTTCAGATCAACAAGGCTTCTTTGGTTCAGGTGCAGCATCAATCTCTAATGCACGTTTCAACGTTGCAACAGGTTCATCGTCTGTTTTAGGTTTAGTGGTTCGTGGTGCTGCATCTCAATCAGTTGATCTGTTACAACTTCAAGATTCTGCTTCTAACGTTTTAGCTAATATCTCTAACACTGGCACTATTTCATCAGCAGCAAACATCAACGCAACAGGACAAGTAAGAGTAGGAACAGGCACAAGCCTAGGACAGTTATCTGTTGTTAATGCATCATCTGGAAACGTTGGTGCTGTTGTTCGTGGTGCTGCGAGTCAATCGGCTAACTTGCAAGAATGGCAGAACAGTGGTGGTACACCTATTGCATCAATTTCATCAGGTGGCTCGATAACTGCTTCAGGTAACGGAACTTTTGGGACAGGCTCTGGTTTAGGTCGTTTGACTGCTGTGGTTGGTACACCTACCAACATTGGTGCTGTTATTCGTGGTGCTGCATCTCAAACTGCTAACTTGCAGGAATGGCAAAACTCGGCAGGAACAGTATTAGGTGCATTCTCTGCATCTGGACAATTTAGGACTACTGGTATTGCTGGGCTTGATGGTTCATCTGCAATGTTGTTTGCAGGGTCAAGAAATATACAACTGTTTTCAGGAACTAACTCGCTGGGTGGTGGGCTTGGTGTTCTTGGTATCGCTAACGCTGCAACTGTTCCATCATCTAACCCAACTGGTGGCGGTATTCTTTTTGTTGATTCTGGTGCTCTAAAGTATCGTGGCACGTCAGGTTCGGCTGGAACGCTTATCAACGCTGACGGATCTATAACTGCTGCTGATGCTACTGTTGCTACGGCTTCTAATGGTGTCGGCTATATGGGGCTACCTCAAAATCCTACAACGACAGGTTCTTACACAATTGTTGCTTCCGATGCAGGTGAACACATTTACGCTTCAGCAACTAGAACAGTCACTATCCCATCTAACGCATCTGTCGCGTTCCCTGTTGGAACGACACTAACTTTTATTGCTGGTGCAGGTGCAACCATGACTATCGCTATTACAACAGACACCATGTATTTGGCTGGAGCAGGAACAACTGGATCTAGAACTCTTGCAGCTCACGGTATAGCCACAGCAGT